TTAGTAAGTTGAGCCGTCTCTAAAGTAACTGCGCCAGCTACAGTTGGGGTTAAAGTAAGTGATGTAGTACTAAAGGAAAGCGCTCCTGTTGCAGAAGTTGCTACAGTAGCGTTTGCAGTACTACAAGACCATCCAGTTGTATTTACTTCAAAACTAGGGTTTGTTAGTAAATTAATTCTGTTTGAGATTAAAACTATATCTGTTCTTCTTGCGTCAACGAAATTAGTAGGTTCTGCAGACTCTTCAAATTGAACCGCGTCAATGTAGTGAACTTCGGCAGAAGAACATCCCTCAATTCTTATGTAAGGAACTGCAAATTTTGCGTTAACTGGTGCCGAAGAGGTTGAAAAAGCTGGTCTTGTCCAAGCTCCTGTAGTGTTGTTACCACTAGATTCACCAGCAGTTCCTAGTAATGTTTCATTTTCGGAGTACCATCTAATATCTAATACAACGTTTCTAGGGGTAGTTTTAGCTCTACTGTACGCAGATAGCGTGTAAGAAGTTCCGCTTTTAACAGGTATACCTAATGTTCTAACATCCAATGTTCCACAAGCTATTTCTACATCCGCTGCAGCTGTGGCAGTTACTTTTAAAAATCCTGCCTGTCCGTTTGGATAATTAGACGGTGATGATGCCTCGCTGTACGGGGCTATTGTTGGAGACTCGCTTGTTGCGCTTCCTTGAACTAAAGTAGCGTTAGAAACGCTTTGCCAAAAGCCAATAGACTCTTTAAAAGATGATGAGTTTACATCTAGCATGTAGTTAGTAACTGGTTTTAGTCTGCAGTTATAACCTGAAAACGCTTTAACATAGGTTTTTAAACCTTGTATAGAGCCCTTTTCAGAGTATATTTTAATTGCATTTCTTAATAAAATTCGTGCTTGTTGTAGCCCTACATAGGGTTCGTATGTCAAACCAAACTGGTTTAACATAGCTGGTATTAACCTGCCGTCTAAGTTTAAAATATCGTATCGTTCACTTACATTTTGAGCAGAAGTTTTAAATAGGTCATGTTCAATAGCAAAAATACTTAAAAAGTTGTATAGGTCATCGTTTATTGCATCTTCGTTATCAGAAGCAGAAAACGTATTTTTAATTTTAAAGATGGCAGGAAGATACTCATAAGATTGCTCTCTAGTACCATAATCTTTTACAGAAACTCCTAACGCTTCTCCTGCTTTAACCCACGTATTCTGTACAGTTTCTTGTACAAATATTGAATAGTAATAAGTATGGCCGGGTATAAGTCCAGAGTTATTTGGAATCTGTCCGGTGTCTAGATAGTAACTTGCATCATCTTGAGGTATAGCTGAGACTAATACGTCTCCGTCATCTGGGGTCATTGGAAATCCAAAAGGGTTTCTTAAAAGTCTAAAGTTGCTCCAAGAACCAGAAGGTTCAAGCCAGCTTAGTTCTATTTCGTTGTACCCAGTAGAGACCGCAGTAAAAGGGGATGCGTCAAAATCTACTAAAGTATTAGCACCATAGAAAGATAGGCCATAATAGCCAACACCATAAACAGGCATCTATATTTAACCAAACACCCAAGAAACAACAGCTAGATTATCTAACAATTGTGTTGCTCCTGTAGCTAATACCTCTCCGGTTATGGAAATAGCAGCAACAGTTGTTCCAGCAGAGTTTTTCCACTCCTGCAGGTTTGCGCTTTGACTAGCGATTCCACGCACTACTAAAGGCACTGTAGTAGTGCCAGTAGATAGAATAACCCCACCCCCAGATAATTTTAAATATTGGGTATGGACGTCTGCTGTAATTCCATTTTCTATATTAGCAAGGCGTGAGGAAACGTTATTCCATGAAGTAGCTACGTTTGTGTATCCTCCTGAACCAGTTGTAGAAATATTAGGGTTAACTCCTAGTATGCTCTCAATTGCAGTAACTTCGTCTTGAAGTAAGTTTGGGTGGGATGCGTCAATAGTATCTACAGTATTTGCTTTTGTAGTAAAACTTCTAATCGACCCTGGGTATACGGCTGCCATGTTCTCTCCTTAGTTAATTCCGCCAGATACATTTACTGTAAATGTACCTTCTTCTGGCAATTCATTTACTGCACATGTAACAGTTTCTACTACTAATGCTAGAGCAGTTCCTACTGACGCTGCAGTAGAAGCAATGTTTGTTGCGTTTGTTTTAGCGTAGGTAAACGTAGTAGATGTGGGAACTGTAAGTACAGTAAACGTTCCATTGAATACTGCGTTAGCTACATTTGCAATTCTTACTCTTTGGCCAATAGTAAAGTTATGAGCTGCTGATGTAGTAACAGTTGCTACATTTGATGTTAAAGCAAAGTTAGACACATTGAATTGTTGTTTAGAGTCTGTTCTACGCAAAATCTCTACCGTTACAAAGTCAACGCCTATTAATGCATCTAACGAACTCATTATGTATTGAAGAGGTATTTGGTCGGCAAAAAACACGTTATCTATGTTAAATACTTCTCTTAATACGGATAAAGCTTGATTTTGCAAAATACTTTGTTTGTATTGAGGCAACAAGTTTATAGTTACTTCTACGTCAACTCCTACATATGTGGGAGGAAAATAACTTATGTCAGTTCCAGGAGCGGCTTTTTCTGCAAAGTAAGAGGACAACTCTGCGGCTAGGTTATCAAACACAGCGGTAGTAGACGATACTCCTCCTGAAACAACAACACCCCTGTCTCCAAATGGTTTTACAAACAGAAGTATGTGTGAATACACGTTTGCTTCTGCTACTGCTTTTGCAACTCCTGGAAGTTGAAGAGCAAGCGAAGCGTAGTCTTGCAAAGACACTGCTCTACTCAAAGCTTTTAAAGCTAGTGGTGCGTTGGTACGAACTGAATCTGTAGTCTCAGGGTCTGACCCACCACCAGCCGCGTCGTTGTTGTTTACAGTAACACCTGTTTGTGGGTTTGTTAAAAAGAACGTTAATTTGTTTAAAGGCACGTTTCCTGCTGCGCCTACTCCTACTCTATAAGTAGAGCTAATTGTTGCAGCTGATGGAGGAATTCTGCCTCCAACACCATCACCAAATTGAATATATGTAAATCCTTCAGAATCTGAAAAAGTTGTAAAAACAGGGTCAAATAAGTTGCTATCAATTAAGAAAGCAGTGTATGAATACGCTACTCCGTTTACAGAAATTTGGATGCTGTCTATAATAACGGAGTCTTGGGACAGTTTAAATATTTGATTTGGGTTTCCGTTAGAAGTTCCTAACTGTTGTGTGACTGTTTTTCCTTGAGTAGCGTCTACTACTGCTGTTCCGTTTACGGCACCAACTTTAGCTGGAACTACAACTGACTCGTCTGTTTCAAACACTACTTGAGTAGTTACTCCGTTTACAATAACAGATGTAGCAATTTGTGTTCCTGCAGGAACTGTTTTGTTAGTAGAACTAGAGTTAGTTAAATTTAATTCAACTACAGCTGGGGTGCTTTCTGTAGGGGTGTAATTAAGCATAGAAGCAATTCTAAGAATGCTGTCTCTTTGGCTGGCGGTAGCTAGAAAACCTTCACTAGCCGCTCTGTCAATGTAGAAGTTTAGTAGGTCTCCCATATAAGAAAATAGTTCAACCAGAGTAACGCCAAAGTCTGATGGGTCTCGATTAGTCCAATTAGGGGCATAATTTGGTATTAAATTTAAAAGGTCTTCACGAATGGTCTCATAATCCCTAGAGGTGTAGTCCACCTGTGGGATGAATGACGAGGAAGCGTTTTCAGCCATTAGTTATCTCCTGAATTAAATCACCTGAGGAACTAAGGATAGCGGTTTTTAGCTTAACTGTATCCTCCTCCCCAGTAGGAAGTCTGTAAAAAACGCTCACTTCTAGGGCGCCCTGTTCGGCGTCAAAGACTGGCCTTATGGAAGTTACCTCTAAATCTGGCAACCATTTACTAAAAGCCTCTGTAATTGTTCTGTTTGCTTTTTCTACAGCTAAAGCTTCGTTTTCAAAGACTGTTTGATTTACTAAGCTTCCATAGTTAGGACGCATTACTCTTTCTCCGAACCTACTCATTAATACTAGTAGTACCCTGTCTTGCCATATTTTTTTAGGGTCAGTTGAATAAGTTAACTCTCCAAAGTTATTGAAAGAAAACGGAAGAGAAATTGCTGAGCTTGCCATTAGTAGACTCCTATCCAAATTGGGAAATTAGCATCTCCACCCTCAAACATAACCCATACTCCTTGGTCAAGTCTTGGAACTAACCTGTGAGGTGCGTGTTCTGCTGTGGTGTTTGTTTCTTGTTCGTCATTCCAAAGTTCGTCAGTATCTGCAGCTGTTTTTTTAGGGTGTTTAAGGGTTGCTGCCCCTGCTTTTGCTACCACCGTAAGCGCGGGTATAGTAACTGAACCGCCTTGTGGGTCAGCTGCGGTGGTTGCAGTTGTGGTTAGCAAAATAGCTATTTGAGCAGCGGTGTGTTCTTGATGGTCAGGGTGATTTGAATTAGAGGTGACTGGTAGGCAAGGCCAAGCCCACTCGCTTAGGGCGTTACCTAAAACTTGAGGAACAAGTAGTTTAATTCTTTTATACCCATCAGGGTCCTCGTTTTGTTTACAAATACCTCTGTATACCCCGTAATGTTTATCGCTCATGTTATCCTCGCTATTCTAGCTGCAACAACTGGAGAGCGTCTAGGTTCTGTTTTTTTAGACACTAGATTTCCTTTATTTGAAGACCAAGTATTATTAGATACCTCAAAAGATTTTTTAACAGGGGCGGTTCTATTCTTTGAGGTAACTAATCTAATATCAGCTGTAGGCTTTAATTGTACAGATGACGAGATTAGTTGATTTTTTGGTTTTTCTCTTGTCTGTCTAACATTTGGTTTAATTGTCCTGTTTTGAGTTGCTGAGGGTACCTCAGGAGCTCCTGGGATATCTATACTACCTAAAGAATCTGTTCCTAAAACTAAATAGGTTGTGTAAAGATTAAAATTCAACTGAGACTCTTCCACACGATGTTCAGTTTCTAGTATAGTCCAGTAACCGGTGTAGGAGCCTACTCCGTCTAAATATATTGGTTTACTTGGGGACAGGTTGCCGTTTCCAAAGACTACGGCTGTGGCTCTGTAAGGAAATTTAGAGTTTTCATCTGCAGCTTCGGCTTCGTATGTGGCCGTCTCAAAGTCGTTAGCAACGATTGTAGTTGCGTATTTATCAAACAACTGTGTTTGAGATTTTTTTCTAGTAGGCTGCCCCGCTTTTGATTTAGTTACTTGAACTAAGTCACCTGTTCTAGGGTCTATACCCGTAATTGCAGTCGCTGATTTATCTGCCATAGCGTGAGATAAAGTCTCTCCAATAACAGGATTAAACGTGTAAATATTTTTGTTTGTTTTCATTCCGTATTCACCCTTAGTGTAATAAAGAGCTTCAGAGATACCTTCTGTAAACTCTTTTAGGTGGGGTTGAAAATACAGTGTTGTTCCCTCTACGCTTAAACTATAACCAGATTGTTTAGCTAACTTTCTTAAAAATTCCCAATCCGTTAAACCAGCTTGTGATATTTGTGGGTACACTCTTGGATGAGGTTCAATTTTGTATGAGAAACCGTTTTCCACTGCAATTTTTTGAGCAATCTCACTTGCAGTTACGTTTCTAAAAATATCTTGGCTAGCTTGTCTCATTACGTAAGAGGCTCCAATTGCCGATACCTCAATAAAATTTGAAACCGAATCCATCTCAGCTTTAACGTCATGAACGTACCCTACAAATTCCCTTTTACCGATAGATACTGTTATAGGAGTTCCTGGTTTTACCCTTGAAATGTCTACAGACCAATCTCTAAATTGAATTGAAGCAAACTCGTGGTCAAACAAACCCTGTCTGATGTAAGCAGAGAATACTCGCTCTGGTTGAGCAGCACTAGTAGGAAAAGACACACTTACTTGATTAAACACTAGGAATCCTTAGAAGAGTTCCTGGAGCAATGTTTTGTAAGTCTTCAACTTCAGGGTTTGCTTCCATAATTATCCACCAATACCCAGGTTTACCGTAAAATTTCATAGCAATGTTGTCTAGTCTTTCACCTTGTTTGTATGGGTATTCTCTGTAGGTTAAAACTCCAAGCTCATCAAATTCGTAAAAAACTACAGGGTACGAATCGCCATCAGGCTCAAAAGAAATAAAGTCAACAACGGAAAGCTCGTAACGTGAACCTAATCTAATTGCCATTTTTTATCCTCAATTTCCAATCGAGCTTGCAAGTGCTAGTCCCGATGTAGCAAGTACTTGTAGAGAAATGCTTAAATCACTTCTAATTGGAACCATGTCAGGAGTAAAGGATGTGTGAGTTACGCTTAAACTGTTTACATACCCTTGGTATGAAAGTGGTCCAATGTCAATGTTTAACAAGGTTGGCATTAGGTACCCAATGTCTGCAGTTTGTATACCTCTTCGGTTTGTCCACTTCATACTACCTGCACCATCACCGTTAATGGTTTTATATAAAAACTCAATATCAGCAAGAGTTCCTCTTGTAAACAAGTCCATTAATTTTTCTTCTAATTGT